GATGTAATGGCAAAATTCAATATTCTCTATGATGGAGAGGTTATTCATAGTAATCTCTCCCATGAGCAAGCAATGGAGAAACTACAAGACCTATCTGAGAAGTACTATGAGAGTACAAGTGAAGGAAAAGAAGCATTTGATGCTAATTTAATTAAAATGGAGGATGCGAATGGCACAAAAACAACTAACGGTTGAAAAAATCATTGCAATAGTTAAAGAAAAGTGGCAATTATTCGGTGTAAGCACTTTAATTGTCTTTTTATTGCAACTTTTATCGTCTAAAGTACTTTTAGCGGTATTTTTAGGACTAATTTTTACTATTGTAGTCCCATCGGAAGCACTTAAAAAATTACTTAACAAAACTTAGAGACAATTATGGCAAAAATGAAGCAAGGGGTCTTAGGAACCGAAGTTATTATGACGAGACCGAAAAAAACTCGTCAAGGCCGCTCGGCACTAACCAAATTGAGCGCGACTTCTCGTAATAAAGCAAAAAAGAAGTATAGAGGACAAGGAAAATGATTCATTTCGCAGCAGCATCACTAGATCTTAACGAGGCATGGAACCTCTCTTGGGGAGAAGGTATCCAATTCATACTAGTACTTGCTTTTGTCTATTGGTTGAAGGTAAAAATTGATACACGAGCTGGTCTCGGAAAGAAGAAGCTAAGACAGTTAAAAGGTGTTATAATAGAGGCAATTAAAGAAGCCAACAATGAGTGAAGAATTTAGCAGAATTGCTAATGCTTTAGAAAGAATTGCTAATTCACTAGAGCATTTACATATTGAAAAGATAGATCATGCTCACATAGATGATATCGGTGAGATACATGGTGATGTTGTTACCCACCCTAAGAAATTTTAGAACTATGACCTGCGGATTACTACACTCAAAATTTGATACTGCTGTTGATGCTGTTAGAGAGGCATTCAAAGAAGCAGTAGATGCTAAGGACTTCGATAGAAGTACTCTTAGTGAAGTATGGAGACACTACCAAGGACTCCAAACGATTGCTGAGGGATTACCTAAGCATACACATCCTGTACCAGAAGATATTATTACCTTTGGTGATAACATAACGATTAACACTGATGACTTACAGGAGGATGTAGTGTTCCCAGATGGAACATATAATCCTGATTATAATATTACATTCCCAGAAGGGGATATTAAACTAGACCTAGATAGTGTTAGTCTTTCGCAATAGACTATAAACTAGATGCGTTTAGCGAGAAAGCGAAACATAATCTAGGTTTAATCTACAGGGGGACTTAATATCCCCCTTTCTTATTATGAATTTTATTCCTAACTCAGATATATTAGTTGCTGCTATACCAGATGATGTCTTTGCAGATCTTACTAAGGCATCTCACATGGGTATAGCATCAAAGAAACCTTTAGGTGATGAGAAAGAGGCATCAATAAGACAAGAGTATCAGATGCCGATACCAAATATTTTTGAAGACTGGATAACACAGACTATAGATTTAAGTTTTCCATACCATACACCTGAGTATGGTATCATGGAGATGGATAAGAAGAACATGAAGATTGTTCAGATGTGGGTGAATGTAATGGAAAAAGGTGATCAACATTTCCCACATCAACACCGTCATTCATTTTATTCTTTTAGCTGTTACATAAGTTGTACTAATGATGACGCACCATTTTATTTCATCAAAGATAACAGAGGACAGAAAGTTAATATCGATAAAGGTAGTGAGGGACATGCTTTGATCTTCCCTTCTACATTAATTCATACAGTTTACCCTAAGACCACAGAGGATAAGAGAATATCAGTATCAGGGAACATTGTCCTGACACCCGTACAAATACCTAATTGACAGATCTTTACATTTGCTATATAATTATGTAATGTTTCTTAACAAACTTATGACTACCATAACTGAATATGGCAAGCAAAACATGTTTGCGAAGGAGCCCCAAATCCAAGTTATCCAACAGGAAAAAACCATGAATGAAAATGCAGAACTCCAGAATGGACGCTGGGCTATGATCGGTCTCATCGCTGGACTAGGTGCTTACCTAACAACAGGACAAATTTTACCAGGAGTATTCTAATGACACCAGAAGCAGAAAAGTTTAATGGTTGGATGGCAATGATTGGTTTCGTTGCAGCAATGGGTGCTTTCATCACCACAGGTCAAATTATCCCAGGTATCTTCTAATGTCTAATTCACTCATCTGGCAAAGAGCAAATGGTAGAGCAGACTCAAATGCCAACACTCCACCAGAAGATGAGTATACTCAAGGACAGTTACACATTTTAACTTCATCATTTAATCCAGCATTTGTTGTAGACTTTAGGAATATATTTCCTATGAATTTGACATCGATGAACTTTGATGCTAAAGTTAGTGATGTAGATTATATCACAGCATCAGTAACATTTAAGTTTCAAGAGATGTTTGTGCGTGATAAGAACTTTAAAAATATTTCATGAACTTTGAATCCCTTCGTAATAAGTTTGACAAATTAAGAGAAGACTGGGCAGAGGATAGTCATGTAGACTTCCAGTTCAAGAACAAACAATATAGTGCTGACCTTGCACAGGTCGCACTTGACATCCCCTTCTGCCATAATAAATACTTAAACCACTATACCGATATATCTCAAATCAAAACCTCGTTAGAATTTGAAGTTCGCAAACTGGGTAAAGAAAAGCGTGAGTACTATGGAGGAGAGGCTGACGCAAAGGTATATGCCGAAAAACCATTTGGCAATAGTATCAAGACATCTGAAAAGATGAAAGTATATCTAGAGAGTGATCAAGAGATCATTAATCTAGAAGCGAAAATTAAATTCCTTGATCAGATGCTTTACTGGTTAGATCAAGTAATGAAACAAATTTCTAATAGAGGTTTCCAAGTCAAGAGTGCTATTGAGTGGGAGAAATTTATTAATGGACAGTAATGACACACCTCTTAGTAAAGAAGAAGAATGAAGTTTATATTACTATTCATTCTGAAGAGGAGCATGTCCATAGGGAACTAGCAGACTACTTCACGTTTGAAGTTCCTGAAGCAAAGTATTTAAAAAAGAATCCCAGATACAAATATTGGGATGGAACTATTCGTTTATATTCTCCTGGTACTGGAGCACTGTATCATGGTTTAACAAACCATTTAAACTCTTGGGCGTATGAGAGGCAGTACCAAATAGAGTATGAGAAAGATGAGTGGTATGGCGATGTCCATGAGAATAATGATTTAGTATCTCCACAAGGTGTTAAACACTTTATGGATAAGGTATGCAATATAAAACCTCGTGTCTACCAATACAAGGCAGTCTACGAGGCTATAAAAAATAATCGTAAGTTGTTACTTTCTCCTACGGGGTCTGGGAAGTCTCTTATGATCTACTCCATAGTCAGATACTACACTGCCACCGCAAAGAAGATACTTATAATCGTCCCAACTACATCCCTTGTTGAGCAGATGGTCAATGATTTCATTTCTTACGGATGGAACGCTGAGGACTTTATTCATAAGATCTATGGTGGTAAGGATAAGAATACAGATAAAAATATTATTATATCTACTTGGCAATCTATCTACAAATTTCCTAAGAGATATTTTGATGATATAGATTGTGTCATCGGTGATGAAGCACATCTATTTAAGAGTAAATCTTTGACTGGCATCATGACTAAGTTGCATAATGCTAAGTATAGATTTGGTTTCACTGGTACATTGGATGGATCCAAGACCCACAAGTGGGTACTTGAGGGTCTCTTTGGATCATGTGACCAAGTAACTAAGACAGACGACCTCATCAAGTCAGGTTACCTGTCTAAATTTAGGATCAAAGTACTGCTCTGTAAACACCCTCCGCAACATTTTGAAACATATCATGATGAGATAGATTACTTGGTTGAGCATAGGGGAAGGAATAACCTAATCAAAAATTTAGTAAGAGACCTAGATGGTAACACTCTTGTGCTGTTCAATTATATAGAGAAGCATGGGGAACCCTTGTACAATCTCATAAATAGTAATGTTAAAGAAAATCGGAAGGTATTCTTTGTACATGGTGGCACGGAGGTTGAAGACCGTGAGGAAGTTAGATTAATTACGGAGCAAGAAAACGATGCAATTATTGTGGCCTCTTATGGTACTTTCTCTACAGGCATTAATATTAAACGTCTCCATAATATCATATTTGCTAGTCCCTCAAAATCCAGAATCAGAAACCTCCAATCAATTGGAAGAGTCCTCAGAAGAGGAGAAGGAAAGGATATAGCAACACTATATGATATAGCAGATGATATAGGTGGACAGAACTATACTATAAAACATTTAAACGAAAGAGTAAACATATACAACGAAGAAAATTTTAAGTATGAAGTTATTAAAATAAATTTACAAGCAAGCTAATGGAACCAGATTTTATAGCAACAATTAAACTTATTACTGGTGAGGAACTAATATCAAAAGTTTCTTACATGCCAGATGATGATAGTCTTGTGCTTGAAAGTCCTATGTCTGTTAGTAGAATAGATGCTACTAAAAAGAATATAAGAGTAGCAGGATTTGCTTTAAATGAATGGATTCATTCTACTTTTGATCATATGTTTATTCTTCCTAAAGAACATGTTCTTACTATGACTGAAGTTGAAGATAAAAAAATACAAAGATT